GGCTAAGTACCATTCAGCTCCTTTTAAAGAAGGGGAGATTTTCTTTTACCCAAATCTTGGGTCATTGGCAAACTTTGAGGATTTTACAGGATTAGGAATTGCAGAGGCATTTACTGGCAACGCAATCCCGAAACTAGATTACATTTACGCTTTATTACACGAATGCCACAAAGTTGCTTGTTTGCGTAAATCAACAAATCCAGTTGCTTTGGATGAGTTAAAAGTTTGGATTGAGGGAAAGGATGTGATGAAGTTATTTAACGATGTTTTGGCCGACTTGCTTTTAGAGTTGGGCATTGGTGAAAGCCAAGAAAAAAAAACATAAATGAGGACGAGAGCGAAGAGTATTCCGCTCGAGAAAATTTAATGTTGCTTGTAGGCCGTACTAAGGTGCCCTATGAGCAACTTTTTTGTTTAAGCCGTAAAGAGTTAAAGGCATTAATAAAAGGTCACGAGATTGACCAAAAGGACATGATTGAGGCAATGAGAGTTCAAGCGGTAATTGGTTTACATCCTCATTTAAAAAAAGGCGCTAACCTAGACCCAACAAAACTTTGGCCGTTGCCTTGGGATAAGACGGCAAAGCATTTAGAGTCAACACCGCAAGACTTTGCGAAAGCAAAGAAATTGTTGGAAATTGCAAGTAAACTAGAAAGAAATGGCAAATCCAAGAATAGAGGTTGAGATTGGGGCAAACGTAGTTGGTTTAACAACTGGCGTAAATACTGCAACTGGTCAACTTGATAAGTTAGGGAAAGCGGCACAAGCAACGGCGCCACAAGTTCAAAAGCTAACCCAGGCGACAAGTGGTTACAATTCGGTTGGAACTGACTTTGCAAGAATTATTCAAGACGCCCCTTTTGGAATTATTGGTGTTGGTAACAACATTACCCAGCTCGCTGGCTCTTTCCAGGTATTAAAGAATCAAACTGGCTCAACTGGAGCGGCTTTAAAATCAGCTTTTGGGTCAATTTTAAGCTCAGGAAATGCCCTTGTTTTGGGTATTTCAATTTTGACAACTGCATTTACTGTTTTGCAGATGAAAGGATTTTTTAAATCTGAAGAGGCCGCAAAATCATTAAATGAGCAACTTGACGAATACAGAGAAAACTTAGACGGAATTACAAAGGCGACTTTAGAAGGTACTATTAGCGCTCAAAAGGAAATATCAAATTTAAAATTATTACAAGTACAAGCAGAAAATACAAATCTAAGTCTTGAGAAAAGAATAGCCGCAGTAAATGATTTAAGAAAATTAGCACCCGAATATTTAAAGAATTTAACCGACGAGCAGATATTGACTGGAAATGTTGGCGATGCCTACAAGTCTTTGACCAATGATATTTTGGCATTGGCTAAGGCTAAAGCTTTCTCGGCTCAAATAGATAAAAACTCGGCAGATACTTTAACTCTCTTATTACAAGAAGAGCAAAGGGCAATTGTTATTAGCCAAAAAAGACAAGACCAAGAAAGAGCAAGAAGAGAAGACGAACAAAGAAGGGCAATTGGTACGGCTGCTGGAGGTTTTGGTTCGGCTGCAATTTCTGAAGCTGCTGGTATTGAATCTCAAATCAATAAATTAATAGCTGAACAAGTTAAAAGTGCAGAACAAAGAGTTGTATTAGCAGAACAAAACATAAAGTTAGAGGCTGGAATTATTGGTTTTAGTTCACAAGGAGCAAGCTTTGCTAAAGTTAGAACTGAAGAGACAAAAAAGACAGTTTCTGCAAATGAAGAATTAAAAAGGACTTTTGAGGATTTATCTAAACTTGACCCATTAATTTCTTTTACAAACAAAGCCACAGAAAAAAGCTTTTTAGCTCTTGTGGCGACAGATTTAGATGCAATTGCTTCTAAAATTGTAAATACTAGAGGAATTTATGAACAGAATATAAATGGAATAACTCAATCAAATAATGCTTTAGTTAATTCTTTGAGTGGTAGTGGAATCGGTATTGAGCAATTTTATGCGGCAATAGCAAACGGAGCCGCTGAAGGTTTTAGCTCTTTAGATACATTTATAGGCAGATTGGCAGAAACTCAAGCTTTTGTTAATGAAACATTTGATATTTTAGAACAAGGCGCGGAAAATACCCTTGGTGACATGGCTTTCGCAATTGGTGACGCTTTGGCAAGTGGTGGCAACGTAATTAAAGCCGCTGGAGGTGCATTACTTGGCGGATTAGCTGGTATATTAAATCAACTAGGACAATTAGCGATTGCAACTGGTCTTGCCGTAGAAGGCATAAAAACGGCCTTAAAAACACTCAATCCAGCGGTCGCAATTGGAGCTGGTGTTGCTTTGATTGCCTTAGCTGGTTTTGTATCAAACAAAGCTAAAAGCTTGGGCGGTTCAAAAGGTGGCGGAGGCGGAGGCTCTTCAGTTGGAAGCTCAGGCGTTGGCGGTGGCTCGTCATTTACTGGCGGCGCTCAAGGTGGTTTATTTGCTCAAAACAGAGACGTAAGCGGCGAGTTTGTAGTAAAAGGACAGGATTTGGTTTATGTTTTAGGACAAGCAAACAATAAGATAAATAAAGGCTAATGGCTAACGATTACAGATTATTACTTGCAGTTCGAGAAGGTCTTGGAACGATTACCGTTAACGGCGTTGCTCCTTTAGAATTCTACACAGAAGGCGATTCGCTTACAATTGCAGTTGCACCCGAGTCGGGATATCATACGGCTATGTGGTATACCTCGCCAGGCAATACTTTATTGTCTTCTAACTTGTCTTTTAGCTACACTATGCCGAGTGAGGATGTTAAAGCATATGTTGTTTTAACTGGCCAAAACGCTCCTATAAATGACTACGGCCTAAAATATGAGGGGGGGTATGCTACCAACTACGGCGGCAATGTTTGGAACTTGCAAATACTTAAAGCTGGCTACTCAGGAGCGGTAACTCCTATGCTGATTAACGATATTACCTACAATTGGGGTAATACTGGAAACGACCCATTAGAGACAATTATAGGCTCATCGGTTGACTTTACAATTGCTGGAGAGACTGGAGATTTTAACGAGTTTCTTGTTGGTGGTAATAGGACTTGGAGAGTAGATTTAAATCAAATTAGTGCCAATAATGATATTACCGATTGGCAAGCCGTAACAGTAAGCGGAGGTTTTAGAGGAATGGCCTATGGAAATGGCCTTTTTGTTGGTATGAATTCAACTATTCAATACTCATCGGATGGAATTACTTGGACATCTGCTGGAAGTTTTAATGTTGAATATGTAACTTTTGGTAATGGATTATTTGTTGCCGTTGGATACGCAGTTGTTGGAGTTATTCCAACATCTTTTATTCGTACCTCTACTGATGGTGTAACTTGGACAAGTAGAACTCCAAGCGAAGCAATGTGGTTTCAAGGTATTTCTTATGGTAACGGATTATTTGTTGCCGTTGCAAGATTTGGAACTAATCGAATAATGACCTCGCCTGATGGTATTACTTGGACATCAAGAGCAACAAATATAAATCCAACCTTTAGCAGTGTTGCTTATGGAAATGGTATTTGGGTTGCGATTTCTGATGGTTCTCCAGGAGGTACAACATTTACGTCTTATGACGGTTTAACTTGGTCAGAACAACCTACATCATTTGGAAATAGAAGTATTTATTTTGCAAATGGAATATTTGTAACTGGCGGCCAATGGTCACAAGATGGCCTAACTTGGACGGCTGCAACTAATGCTTTTAATCCTTTCCAGATTACATACGGAAATGGGTATTTTGTTGGTGTTATATCTAGCGGAACAAATAGAATATATTATTCAACAACTGGAAAAAGTTGGACATCAACTCCAGCAGCATCTGTTGCAACTTTTGAATCGGTTGCTTTTGGGAACAATAGATTTGTAATGGGAGCAACTACTGGAACAAATCTTATAAACTATGTTTTGTTTGAAGGCGTTCAATCTTTCTTTAGCGGATACATTGCCCCCGACTTTATTACCTCACAATTTAAGAGCGGCCCTAAGCTTTTCTCTTTTACTGCAATTGATGGATTGAAAGGTTTTGATTCAATACGCTCTAATTTTACCTCTTGGCCTGACCCTAGAACACAGGCCTTGTCGGCAGTTGTTGGCGCTTTAAACCAATCTTTTGTTGAGCAAAGACCAGTCTTTATTGGTTGCGAAATCCACGAGGCTAGGATGGATTCAGACGAAAGCGTTTTCCGTCAATTTAACGTGCCACAAAATGCAATCTTTACCGATGGACTAGACGCTAAATTTAGCAACGGAGTAAGGATTGAAAATGAGCAACTTTACCTAAAGGACACAATCGAAAGAATGGTTAACCCTTTCCTTTGCCGAGTGTTTTTGTGGAAAAATCAATTCTATGTTGTGAGATTGACCGAGTTAGGCAAGTTATCTTACAAGATGTACGAATTTTTGCCCGACCTAAGTTTAACAGCAACAAGTACAATTGTAAATGGCGACGATTTAAACGCGGACATTAACTCTCCTGAAGAGACCGCTAGACGAGTATTTACAGAATTTAACTCTTATCTAAATCTAGGAGTATTAGACCCAAATAGCCAAGGCGGAATATTTGACGCTAAGTTTGCGATTGAGGAGTGGAACTTAAACGGAGTAGGCTCAACTTACGACGGCATTTACCAACTAAAGCTTTGGGATTATCACAAGGCAATCCCAACTAACCAGCCGTCAAGCGTTCCAAGTGGAGCAACTGCATTGGTGCAATACGTTTCAGGGGGGGGGGAGTATGTGCAAATTTGGACAACAACCACAACGGACGGAATAGATGACCCTAACTTGTCTTGGATTTCGGCAAGCACGAACACAACTGGAGGAGCCATTACAATTGCAGAGGAGACGGCCAATACTATTTCTTTGACCTTTCAATATATGGTTGAGAGAGTTAGCACGAGTTATGCGGTTACTCCTGGCGCTCATGCCGTTGGATTAATGATTAAGATTGGCAACCAATACTTGTCAAGAAGCGGAGCAACAACATTTGCTTGGACTGCCACAAGTACTGTCATGGAGTTCGCGGTTACGGCTGGCTCGGTTTGGAATAGCATTGCGATAAATAATGTATTAGTCCCAGTTGACGGCGAGGTTGAAATTAGATTGCATCAATTAATCTGCAACGGTGCAACTCCTAACAGATACGTTGTGAGGTATGAAAATCTTTCCCTAAAGATTGAGAAAACGGACGGCTTATCTTTGTCTAAGTTAGGAGTTAAAGCGGTTACTGGCTCACCTTATGCAAACGTGCATCCTGACTATAATACATACATTGGAGACGCAATTACGAGCAACTCAGTTTCGGCTATTCGATTGCTAGATTTTGACAACGCAGTTTCTACGGATTGGACAAGAGATGGAGTTGAAGAGTTACCTTTGTTAGATATTATCGTGCAAGAATTAGCTAACTTGAAAGGCCGAACGAATTACAGAGTTTTAGCAACAATTGAGCGAAGACCAATCGACCCTTTTAGAAGTTTCTTGTTTAACGGACGATATTGGGCGCTAATGAGTTACGAACTTGATTGCAGAAAAGGAACGGCGAGAATTGAGCTTTACGATTTAGGAATAGAACCAACGACATAAATGGAAGACGTAAATATTAGCAAATACAGAGCGCAAGTAGTTAGAGCTGGCTCGACTCCAGCCTCTCCTGGCTTTGTTGTTTCCGAGGGACAAAATCCAGTTGACCCAAGTGGAAGCGGTCAGAATCATTTGCCCGTAACCATTGCCACGGCCGCAACTGGTTTGTCAATTACAGAAAGCCAAGTTTTAGGTGGTGCTGGTACGGTTGGTCAATACATTAGAGGCGATGGCTCTTTGGCAGACTTTCCAGCAACTACTGGAGGAGGCTCATCGGTTAGCTACTATTTGAATGGTTCTGTTTCGCAAGGCACAATCGGGGGCGTTGCTTATAAAGAGTTGAATAGAACGCCAGTTTTTGGCACTGGAACTGACATAAGCATTAATGCTGACGGATATATTGCTTCATTTATTACAGACGCTTTAGACCCGAATAAACTACTTATTCCTGGAGGTAATTGGAACTTTGAAACGTATTTCTCGGCGTCTTCAAGTGGAGGTTCACCCTCCTTTTATGTTGAGCTTTACAAGTACGATGGCACAACCTTTACTTTACTTGCTACAAGCAGCTCGGCTCCTGAATTGATTGCGTTTGGAACTAACTTAAACCCTTATTTCTCAACCTTAGCAGTTCCCGAGACAGTCCTAGCTTTAACAGATAGATTGGCGGTTAGATTTTACGTTACTCATTCAGGTCGTACAATTACTTTACATACAGAGGACAATCATTTATGCCAAGTTATTACCACGTTTACAACTGGTTTAACTGCTTTAAATGGATTGACTAGTCAAGTTCAATTCTTTGCGGTTGGAACTAGCGGAACTGACTTTAACATTGCCAGCGCAAGCGATACCCATACTTTTAATTTACCAACGGCTACCTCTACCATTAGAGGTGCCTTAAGCTCGGCGGATTGGACGACTTTTAACAATAAAACCTCCAACCTTGGAACGGTTACCTCGGTCGGCTTATCCTCGGCAACTAGCGGGGTCACTATTGGCTCAACTCCCATAACAACAAGCGGAACTATTACCTTAGCAATTGCAACGGCCAGCGGCTCGCAAAATGGCTTGTTATCAAGTACCGATTGGTCTACTTTTAACGGCAAACAAAACGCGCTTACTAACCCAGTAACGGGAACAGGGACGACTAATTATTTGCCAAAGTTTACAGGAGCCAGCACGATTGGAAATAGCTTATTATTTGATAATGGTACAAACGTAGGACTTGGTACGATTATTCCATTAGCTAAATTTCATATTGAAGGCTCAGGTTCAACTTATACAAACCCTAATTTAAGCGATGTTCCTGGTATCTATATTTATAATACTAATAGTTCAATTACAACTGCAAATACATTTTTATCCTTAAGAACAGGAGGAGCTGGAGGAGGGGACCCAATTCTTTCTTGGGATATTGACGGAGTTATTGGTTGGACTGCTGGTATAGATAACTCTGATGGAGATAGTTTTAAAATAGCTAATAATTGGACAGCGCTTGATTCTAGTACAAGATTAGAAATAAATGGTTCAGGAAGGCTAAGGCTTAACGCTTACGGAGGAGGTACGTTTACAGGAACTGCAACTCGTAATTTGGCCGTTGATTCTTTAGGTAATATTATTGAGGTAATAGATGGAGGCGGAACAGTTACGGGAACTGGTACAACAAACTATTTGTCTAAGTTTACAGGAACAAGTTCTATTGGCAATAGTAGCATATTTGACAATGGGACAAATGTTGGTATTGGTACTGCAACAAATACAACTGCATTAGTTGAAATATTTGGAACTGCTATACAAAATTCAACAAATCCTGGGTTAAGATTATCAAGTAGTAATACCTCTCAAACTGTTTTAGCAATAGTCAATACAAGTAGTAAAGGCTATGAACTTTCAGTAGCAGGCTCTTCAACAGGTGCTTTTTCAGGTTCGTTTTATATTTACGACATTGCACAACAACTCACAAGATTTGTTGTTAGTTCAGCTGGAAATGTACTTGTAGGGACAACGACAGATTTTGGCTATAAATTTGATGTTAACGGAACTGGACGGTATAATCAAAACAATACTAGCGTAGGCAATGCAACTGGAATTAGGCTAGAACAAGCTGGAAGCGGAGACGTTGCTATTTCATACTTATTGTCAGGAGTTAGGGAATGGTTAATGGGTGTTGATAACTCAGATTCAGATTCTTTTAAAATTAATAATATAACAGGCTCAGGAGATTTTAGTAATGTTGGCGTATCAATTGCTACCACAGGCGCGGCTACCTTTAGCAATACCGTTCGAGCAACCTCAACAGGTGTGGATGGAACTTTTGCAGATGCTTATATTGCTCAATACTCAGTTACTAACGCTGAAGCAAATGCTATTCAAACTTCTGTATCAGGCGCAGCAAATTCAAGCGGATTTAGATTTCAAGCTAGTGATGGGAATCTGTCATCAGCAAGAACAACCGTTGTAGACTTTTTAAGAGATAGACAAATTTTTTATGGTAATGTAGGAATAAATCAGATTAATCCTACATCTAGATTATCTGTTAGTGGCGATGCTACTAGCATTGAAGGTTTGGTAAATATAAATAATACTAAATCTACTGGAGGTTATTTTCCAGCATTAAAGGTTAGAAATGTAAATGGTGACCATACTTTTGGTGTTGTATCTGAATTCTCAACAGGTACAACAGGAGGGGACAGACCTACTGTTTTATTTTTTAGTACTGTATCAAATCACAGTTGGGTTTTTGGTCAGGTAAGTGCTGGTTGGGGAGTTGCAGATTCTTTTGGAATAGGATATCGAGCAAATAATTCACCAAATTCATTTGGAGGCTGGCCAAGTAATTATTTTGCTATAACTACTGGCGGCAACGTGCTGATTGGAACTGCAACAAATGGAGCAAGTAAATTAAGAATAGTAGGTTTGCCAACATCTGCCGCTGGATTGTCTAGCGGTGACGTTTATAATTTATCAGGGGTTTTAATGATTGCGTAACTTTAAACAACAAAAAAATGAGAAAAATACAACCTATCCAAGCATGGAAAAACGGCGAGCAATTAGAAGCTAATTTGCTAAACGCTATTATTATTAACGACAACTTGCAATCGTCTTGCTCGTTTTACTATTCACTTTGTGCAAGCGGCGAAGGAACAGAGGCAATGCCTTTGGTAATTGGCCAAACTGTTGCAGAGGGTAACGTAATAATCGATGGCGAGAATTATTTGTCATGGGACGGCGACAACGATTACGCCTTTTCTTATATTGCCGAAAAATTAAACTTAACACTTATATGATTGTAAACCTAGCAATTGCCTTAACTGACATCGAAGGCAACAAAATTACAAGCGAGAACGGCGAGTTTATGTACTTGTCTAAAATGGTCGGAAACGCTTTGTTTTCTGCTGAAGAAAAAGACGACCCGATTAGACTTTACGAACTGGCTAAGAAAATTTACTATTCCGAGGGCGACATTGAATTAAGCAAATCGGACGCTGATTTAGTAAAGGAAAAGGTCAAGGCCAAAGGCTTTACTGTGCTTGTTTTAGGGCCGCTTTACGAGGCTTTAAAAGAAAAGTAATGGTAATGCATACCTAACAATTTAGAGGGCTAGAAATAGCCCTTTTTTATTTGCTTTAAAATGACTTATTTTTGATAAACGAAAAGCAATTTTAAACAATGAACATTTTGCAAAAAGACGAAATAGGGGTACCGTCCACGCTTGTGGCGATTTTAGCCAATGTTTCCCAAGCAATTGGCGTGGATTTCCTAAACGTGGTTTTAACGATGGTTATTTCATTGCTTTCAATTGTGTACCTGGTTTACAAGATTAAAAACGAAAAGGCAATTTTCGAAAAGCGCAAAGATGAAAAAGGGGAGTAACTCAAATTTAAAGCCAACCTCTTTTGGCAAGCGTAGAAACGGAAAAGCCAAAAAGGCTTATTCAAAAAGCCAGCAAAAACCAAAAACTTACAGAGGGCAAGGACGATGAAAAACTTTTTTACATGGGCAAAAGGATTTCTTTCCGAGCATGGGCAAGCGTCTAGTAAAAGGCTTGTTGGCGTACTTACTGCGATTGCCTTGTGTTGGACTTTGTATTTTAATCCTAACGACGCTTTAGTTTATTCGGTGGCTGCATTATCTGCGGCCGCTTTAGGTATTACGGCAGCCGAAAAGATATTTAAAAAACCAAATAATGAAAATAAGCCCGAATCTTAATTTAGCCGAAATTACCAGAAGCGACACGGCCAAGCGTCATGGCATTGACAACACGCCAACCGCCGAGCATTTGGAGAATTTCAAATTACTAGCGGACAAAGTATTTGAGCCAATAAGAGAGCATTTTAAAACGCCTATTTTTATTTCTAGCGGTTACCGTTCTAAGGCCTTAAATGATTTTATAAAAGGTAGCGCAAGCTCGCAGCATTGCAAAGGCCAAGCCATTGACATCGACATGGATGGAAGTAATGGAGAGGTGACAAATAGAATGGTTTTCGATTACATTAAAAATAAGCTAGATTTTGACCAGCTTATATGGGAGTTTGGGACGGATTTTAATCCTGACTGGGTTCACGTTAGCTATGTTAAAAGCGGAAACAGAAAGCAAAAGCTAAAGGCCGTTCGGTCGGGAGGCAAAACAACCTACATTCCTATTTAATGGAAATAAAAAAAATCTCGAGGAATTTGCACCAAATCAACCTCGACCAAAAAGAGTCAAAAATAGCCTTGTTGTCGGATATCCATTGGGACAATCCCAAATGTGACCGAGAGAAGCTAAAGCGCCATTTAGACTACTGCAAAGAGCAAGAAATGCCCATATTTATAAACGGCGATTTCTTTTGTTTAATGCAAGGTAAATACGACCCCAGGCGAAGCAAAAAGGACGTATTGCCTGAGCATAATAAGGCAAACTATATTGACGCGGTAATAGAGGATGCCGTAGATTGGTGGACACCTTATGCTAATTTGTTAACAGTTATTGGATACGGAAACCACGAGACTGCGATTATAAAAAACTTAGAAACAGACCCTTTACAACGCTTTGTTGATTTGCTCAATTACACGAATAAGACAAGCGTATATACTGGCGGTTATGGAGGTTGGCTAGTCATTAAAAAGCAACTAGAAACCAATACTTACATTTCTAAAATGATGAAGTATTTCCACGGCTCAGGGGGGGGTGGGGTAGTTACCAAGGGAGCCATAAATTTGACTAGAGCGCTCGAGCTTTACGAAAATATGGACATCTTTATTATGGGCCATATCCACGAAAATTCAAGCCGTAACGATGCCAGGGATACCGTACAATATAATCCAGGTAAACACGCTCATCAAATAATACAAAAGCAAATTCACCTTGCAATAACTGGCGCTTACAAAGAAGAGTTTGAGGATGGATTTGGAGGTTGGCACGTTGAACGTGGAGCGCCTGTCAAGCCTACTGGAGGCCGAATTTTAACCTTAGAAGGTCTTCGAATTAGAACGAAGGATAATGACTCTTGGGAATTATTAGTAGACAGTTGTAAATTTCCGTTATGAAAGCGATTTTAGAATACTATTTACCCGAGGAAAATACCGATTTCCAAGCCGCAATAAATGGCCATAACTATAAGAATGCCATTTGGGACTTTGACCAGCTTTTGCGCTCAGAGATGAAATACAAAGAATTATCGGACGAAACTTACCAGGCTTATAAATTTTGCCGTGAGGAGTTACGAAAAATACTAGAGCAAGATAATTTATTTATAGAGCAATGAATTTCTCGACTGACAACGAAAAAATTAAAATAGCAACGATATCGTTTTTGGCTGGGGTAATTGTTGCCTACATATTTTTCCCAAAGACTGAAAGCGAGACTGTGTACAAATTTGAAACCGTGACAAAAACGGACACTTTGTACGTATCATTTACGGACACTGTATACGTGCCAAAAACAAGAATAAAAACGCAAGTTTTAAGGGATACAATCCTAGTCGATTATAACCCTAAAATTAGCCAGTTTAACGCGTCCTTTCCTTTTGAGTATGGAAGTACCAACGTAAGCGGTGAAGTCCTTGGAGAGGTGCTAAAAATGACCGCAACAAGCGATTTTAAAATACCAGTCGTAACGAATACAATAACTAACACAGAAACGAAGACAATTGTGCAAAAACCTAAAGGAATTTACTTGGGCGCTGGCGTCAATTCGTTGCTTCAGCCAAGCGCGTCGCTTAGCTACATGGATAACAAATACATTTTTCAATATCAGTTCCAGCCTTTGCAAAAGGTACACCAAATCGGAGTCTCTAAAAAAATATTCTAAAGGTTTATAAAAGTTCCCAATTTGTCAACTTATAGGTTGTTATTCGGTTAAATTCCGAATTGTTTGTTACCTTTTTATATAAATTCGTCCCAAAAATCGACAATATAAGTGGCCAACCGTCTACATTTTGGCGACATTTGGCACGTTATAAATGCATGAATTTTTCCTAATTGTGGCAGATTCGCCTTATTTAGGTTTTACTATGTCCTGAAGCTGACCCCAAATAGCTTCGCTTAAATCACCCCAGTACATTTCGCATTTGCCATCCTTAATAGGCGGATTCATAAAATAGGATTGCATATACTCGCTTGGCTTTGCCGTAAATCTGTAGCAGCTTTCTTTGTAGGGACAATTTGTCCCTGGGCACATGGTTATGTCAGGACTCATTATTATATGTATTTAGGCGTTTTATTGCACTTTTGTACGATTTATACGGCATTGAGTAAAAATAGCCGTTAATGCGTAGTATATCTTACATTATTTAGCTTTTTGTAAACTCTAGTTAACCTTATCCATTTATCTTTAGCAAGACCAGGTAACCAATCAAATCGTTTATAACGTCCTCATCGTCGCGCTCTAAGCTACCATTTTTAATCCGCTTTAGCTTATCGTCAATTCTAACCAGTAGTCCCTCCCTAGCGGACAACTGACTAAATACGCCAAGAGGCTCAAGAGCTGAGTTCCCGTACTTTAGATTTTTGGCAATTAGCAAGTCCCGTATTTCGTCAAGTACAACACAAACTTGGACGGCAAAGAAATTATTCTCCATTACTTAGTATTTTCATTAATAATGCCATGAGCAATAAAATACCAATTATCGTTGGAGTCATTCTTAAAAGTCTTTTTCTCGTCATAATATTGCTTAAATGATTTGTACTCGTCTCCAAACGTGTATTGGCTGCTTTTGTATTTAGACCGTCCTTTTTTTACCAGCAACCCATCGGGAAACAAAACGTAAAATTCGTTTTCCTCGACTGCCTGGTTAAACTCCAAATATTGCAGCCACCAATCTACTGGCTTTCTGTTTTCGTCCAGCACCTTGGTTGCCTCCAGGTAGCCAAACGGATTTAAAATTTTGTCCTCTTCCATACGCAAGTTAAAAGCATAAAAACCGAGACGAAAAAAAAATATTCGATTTTGATGAAAATATTTTTACAAATAGTTTGGAATCCAATTTATTTGTGAGATATTTGAATCAGTAATCAGAACAACAACAACCAAAACAACAAAACTATGGCCCATTTGCTAGAATTCGAAAAAGTCAATCCGACATCAAGTTATGATTCTGTCTCTTATAAATTTGAGTCAGAAATTAATGGCAAAATTATTCGTGGTTATGTTGAAAAAAATCCATGGAAGACAAAAAAATATTATTTTTCTTATTATTTCAATGGAAAAGTTTTTAACTCTTATGGAGACTATACAAGCGCAAAAAAAGCAATGATTGATTGCCAAATTTGTGTAAATGATAAAATTAATGGATTTAAATATTTTTAATAAAACACCTATGGGAAAACTATTTAACGATTCAGAAATGCACCTAGACCAGGAGGTACAATTTGAGTACGAAGGCGAAGCTTATTGCTGGCAAGGTCATTACGAAGTAAAGCAACACGGCGAAGAATCCGACTGGGATTATTGCGGAGACTCAGAGCAAGAGGTTGAGATTGAGACAACCAAAGCGATTCTAAAATTTAACGAAGAGACCAACGATTGGGACGAAGTAACACCAACTCAATCCATGATTTACGAAGTATGTTTTCAAATTGAACGATATCACCTTTAAACACTTAAACACCTATGGAAAAATCACCAAGTATCACAAACCTAACGCAAGGCTTAGCCAAGTTCCATGCGATGGTTGGGAAAATTAGCAAAGACGCTAAAAACCCATTTTTCAAGTCCAATTACGCCAGCTTGCCTCACATCATTACAGAGGTAAGCGAACCGCTTGAAAAAGCTGGTTTAATTCTTAGTCAGTTTCCAAACGGCGACGGCCTAACCACAATGCTAATACACGCCGAGACTGGCGAGTATATTTCGGCAACTTACACGCTCCAGGTAGTGAGACAAAACGACCCACAAGCGCAAGGCTCGGCAATTAGTTACGCAAGACGTTACGCCATTACAAGCATTTTAAACCTAGCTATTAGCGATGACGATGGAGAGGCGGCAACTAGACCAGTACGACAAGCTCCAGCGGTTGTAAAAACCAAACCCACAGACGAGCAATTCGCCTATATCGTTAGATATTTAAACGGAACGGATGCACAAAAAAAGCAAGCCAAAGAGGCTCTGAGTAAATACGAATTAAACCAGGAACAAAAAGACACTTTAGACGGATTACTATGAACTTATACGAAATAACAAGGGAGACGCTAGAGTTAGCCTCCCTACTTGAAACCGAAGAGCTGACTCCTGAGTTGGAGGCAATGCTGGTAATTAACCAAGAAAAGATGGAGGTAAAGGTTAATAATTACGCCAAGGTAATTGCAAACATTCAAAGCGATAGCGAAGCAATCGACCAAGAGATTAAGAGACTTAAAGCAATGAAGGACAGTAAGGAGAGAGCCATTACAAGGCTCAAGGACGCAGTTAGGGAGGCAATGCTTGTAAGTGCTATCGACAAAATAGAAAGTCCTTTATTCAAGCTCTCTTTGCGTCGTAGCGAAGCCGTAGAGGTTGACATCGTGGAGGCTTTACCAAGCGAGTTTATAAATGTCAAAAATGTAATAACCGCTGACAAGTTAGCAATCAAAGAAGCCATTAAACGTGGCGAAAATATTACTGGAGCAAGACTAATCGAAAACTTTAACCTACAAATCAAATGAGCCATTACACATACTTAGGCAAGTTTATACAACGCCCTGGAGACCTAGCTCCAAAAGGTGTCGCCTCCACATTTAACGAAGAGAAATTACCATTTAACGAAACATTCGAAAGACTATGGAATTTGATGAAATAACCCAACAAATCAAGTCCCTTTACTTGGAGGGATTGACCCGAAAAAAGATAGCCAAAACGCTTGGCTTAGACGACCAAAAAGTTGGTTACCTACTTTATACTAAGATGAAGCTCCACGAGATTTACCCTCGAAAGTTGATGGACGAGAATATATTTCAGATTTTAACCGACCATCAAATTAGTAGGATTCTAACTTTGGCAACTTACGGCTACTGCTGCCGAGAAATAGCTGAAGACCAAAACCTAGAATTTAGAAAGGTTAAAAAGTTGCTGGATGTGGCAGAGGCTAAAAACATGATTGAGAAAAAAGTATAAATTCTTTTTTATTTCTAAGATTAAGTCTAATATTGCTAAACATTTAAACCAAAACACACATGAAAACTCTATTTAAAATCATTTACACAATCCTGGCTTTCGCGCCAATCTTTGCCTTGTTTTATATGCTTGGCTTAAAATTATCCTAAACCCCAAAACCAAACTCCTATGGAAACGATTAAAATTAAAACAACGAATTTTGTAGAAACCGAGTTTAATTTACCTAAGTATTTTAAAATTGCTCATCACTACCAAATGATTTTGGACGACAAAAATTACTTGTTTGTCAAGTCTAGGCTAGAAAATACATTACTTATTTATCCTGAGATTTCAATCCATCCAATTAGCTATTCCGCTGGGCGATGGTACGACGAAACGATTAAACAGGAATTAATTCCAATTAGCGAGCAAGAATTTAAGGACGAGTTTACAAAAGCAAGTGTTGAACTATTAAACTATTTAAATTGATGGAATCGACCGACTCACAAAACGCATTAATCAAGGGATGGCTATTAAACGGCCATTCCATTACCCAGCTGGAGGCATTAACTCACTTTGGATGCTTTAGGCTTGCTGCTAGGATTGCAAACCTCAGAGACAAAGGTTTAAACGTGGTGACCGACATGGTTACTTTGGAAAACGGAAAAAGAGTTGCACGCTATATTCTAAAGAAATGACAAGAGAGGAAATAATATTAGAACTAAATCACAGGGCGACCCAAAAGTATTTGGTTTACTTGGCTCTTCAGGAGATTATGCTGGATTACTACGAAGACGTAACTATGCTGAAAGCGTTTGACGGCGACCTAAAAACCAAACACAAAAACATGATTAACGCGCTAAAAAGAAAGTCAACCGAGGCTTTTAGATTCTTAGAGAATTACGACGGAGGAGAGGCTACAATTAAGCAGTTTCACGAGTTTGTGACCTTATTTGAAAAGCTGCACCATTCTATTGACAAGGGAGGCTCTTTGTTTCACGATTGCTTAAATGCCATAGAACTAATTTTAGATAACAATGAGGGGACGAAATCTAACTGAGTATCAAAAGGAGCTAATATTTGAAGCCTGGCAAGACAGAAAGCAAATAAAGGTTATAGCTCAAGAAATGGGACTTTCTTACGGTTGTATTTATTTTCAACTAAAAAAGCGCTCGCTGGTTGGTTAAATCCAAAATGTTTATATTTGTGTATTAAATGAGAGATTTAAGAGGTCGGAGCCTTAAATCTTTCATAGGTGAAATTCACCCAAGGCCCATCGACTCCGACACGATAGGGCCTTTTTTATTTTACTTATGAGCGGATGGATTAAGGTACACAGGCAATTATCAAACCATTGGATTTGGGATAAACCCGAATATTTAAAATGGTGGTTGGACATTTTAATGCAAGCCAACATAGAACCAAAGAAGGTTTTAATTAAAAACCAGCTTATAGAAATCAACCGAGGAGAGGTTGTTTATTCTTATGAAACCTGGGCAAATAGATGGAAAATTAATAAATCTAAAGTTTTGAGGTTTTTAAAAATGCTGGAGAAAGATTCAATGATTGTCTTAAAAAGCGAAACGGTTACGACACGGATAACTATCTGTAAATATGACACTTACCAAGGTGAGCGAAACGATAGTGAAACGCAAGTGAAACGCACACGAAACGCAAGTGAAACGCAAGTGAAACCAACTAAAGAAGTAAAAGAATTAGAGAAGGAAAAAAGTAAAGAAATGTTTATCTCTTTAGATGAGATTACGCAAGAGATGGCAAAGGAGAAGCCAATGCAAAGACCTTACTTTTTAAGGATGCAAGAAATTCATGGAATAAGTGAAAGCCAGGTAAAAGACTATTTCTCTAAATGGAAAATATTGAAGGAAGGAGAAGCAATGACAATAAGCAAAGCTCAGAACTCATTTAATCTTTACTTGAAAAATAGTTTAACCAGCAATCAAGGCACAAAAGAAATTGAGACTCCTAAATACGCTAAATCAACAATTGAAGACAACTGGTGGTAAGATGAAAGAGATAAAAGAATTAAACGACCTAAATAGAAATGTTTGGGGATTGATTGTACAAGCTCAGCAAACTAAGAATTGGGCCTTAATGGAAGTAAACTTAAAAAGGCTTTACACTCTACAAAAAAAGTATGTCAATATTATAAATTTACAAGATTACGATTTAAAAGGTACTAAATTAGCATTGCAAGAAGAGGCAAGGCAAAATAGGATATTTGAGAAGCAATGGTTTACAGACCTAGCCAAGAAACAAGGCAAATACAACGAACTTAAAACAGAAATTGATAAATACTTTTTTGAATGAAAAAACACAACAAAGAGTTCGACCTAGATTTTTGCGAGGCATCTATTAAGACATTTGCTGGTCAACGCGAGTCAATGCTAAACAATTTTCGTAAAGGCAAAGAGGCTGGAAGTAAAACCTATGTAAGGGATATCGACCAAGTAACCAGCGGAGGATTGCAAAATAAGATGTGGTCTTGGAAGGCTGGAGAGTTTAACTTGTGGACTGGTTACAACAACGAAGGTAAATCGCAATTCCTTATTTTTCTTTGCGTTCTAAAGGCAATTAATGAGGGTTGGAAGTTTGCGTTTTTTTCGCCTGAGAATTATCCTCCTGACGAGTTTTTCGATGACATTATACACACGATAACTGGCAAGAGTACCGACCGAGCTTACAAGAATTTTGACCTTAGCGAAGAGGAGTATTTAAATGCTTTTGATTTGGTAAAGGATAATTTCTTTTTTGTTTACCCCGAAAAAAACGGAGTTCCTGACTTTAGGATAGAACAGATTGAAAGCGTCTTTGAGTTTCTAGTTTGGGAGAGAGGAGTTAACGCGGTAATTGTTGACCCGTACATAAAAATCCGTCACGAGATGAGCCCTGGAGAGCAAGAGCATTTATACGCCTCGCGTTTTATGATGGATAGAATTAATTTTACCCGAAAGAATAATGTGTCTTATCATTTGGTCATGCACCAAACAACACCACGAAAAGAGAAAGACGGAAATTATCCTCCTCCAAGTCTCTACCAAATAAAGGGAGGGGGTACCTTTGCAGATTCGACCGACAACACCATAAGCGTTTGGAGACCTAATAGAGCAACCGACCCCAACGATACAACGGTAATAATTAAGACGGATAAAATCAAAAAGCAAAAGCTGGTTGGAATACCTTTTGAGATTACAATTGATTTTAACAGAAAGCGCAACCGTTACATTGGTAAAGATGGATTCGATTACTTTGCAAACTCAAATGTTAAAAGCCATCAATTTCCAGGAGTAGAAAAGTTTCCCAATTTGGGAACAAATAATTTTGACTTTGAAACAGAAACTAAATCACCATTTTAATATGAGACACGGCTCACTATTTAGCGGAATTGGAGGTTTCGATTTAGCCTCAGAATGGATGGGATGGGAAAACGTATTCCATTGCGAATGGAATGAATTTGGACAAAAAGTTTTAAAATATTACTGGCCTAAAGCAATAACTTACAATGATATCACCAAGACAGATTTCACTATTCACAGAGGAACAATTGACATTCTTACAGGTGGATTCCCATGTCAACCATACTCATCCGCAGGAAAGAGACTTGGAAAAGAGGATTCGAGACACCTCTGGCCTGAGATGCTTAGAACAATTCGAGAGATTCAACCGACCTGGGTTGTGGGCGAAAACGTTCGCGGGCTTACTAATTGGAATGGAGGGTTGGTATTCGACGAAGTGCAGGCTGACCTGGAAAATGAAGGCTACGAAGTTACACCGTTTTTACTTCCAGCTTGTGCCGTTAACGCTCCACACAGAAGGGACAGAATTTGGTTTGTTGCCTACTCCTCTAGCGCAAGCCAGGGAGCAAAAGAGCTTCGACAAATACGACGAGAGAATGAAGAGATTAGTCGAGAAGGGTCACAAACCATTTACAATGCCACTAGACCAAATGGCATTAAGGGGACTACTACCAACTCCAACAGCATCAGACAAGAATGGAGGAATAACAAGACCAACGCAAAAACTTCAATACGGAACTTCTCTAGTAAATCATATGCACGGGATAACAAATGGAACTCCTGGAAAAACTTCCCAACTGTCTCCCCAATTTGTAATGGAAATGATGGGCTTTCAGAAAGATTGGACGGAATTACCTTTTCTAAATGGAGACAAGAATCAATCAAAGCTGGAGGAAACGCAATCGTCCCTCAAGTAGTTTATCAAATATTTAAGGCGATTCAACAATATAATGAATTAGATAAGCAGCTAACAATATGAAAAGCACCTATTTTTTATCAAACAGAAAGGAAAAGAAATCGCTTAAGTTGATTAGACAAATACAGATGTTTTGCCAGCGCAAAAACATAGATTTAAACTCAGATATTAAAATTGAAATAAGTGAAGCTATGAATTCAGAAACAAAGTTTAACACGATTAAAATAACTATTAACTAAAAAAACCATGAGCAAGATTTACGGCGGAAACGCAAAAATGATTACCACAAAGTATGGAGATATGTGGACAATTAGCCAGTCAAGAAAAGACCTGGAAACCTTGTTAAAGTTTATGAATGACAACGATACCGAATGGGTCAACTCTTCAGTAAAGGAAAAACAAGAAAAAGTAGAAGGAAAGGCAACGCATTATTTGGAGGTTTATCAAAGGGAGGCGGTACAAGTGGCAAACAAGCAATTAGAGAAACGAATTGTTGAAAGTAATGATTTGCCTTTCTGATGAAAAAAAACGATTTATACGCAATCTTTGTGGCGCTTGTAGGGATTACCCTACTTGCGCTCCTAAAGGTTTCTAGTTTGCTGCTATTTGTAGTGGCTTTGGCTTTGTGGACTTTGGCTTGGTCTTGGGTTTATACCAAATGTAAATGATTCAATTTAAGATAAACGAAAAGCCTTTGAGCGTCAATTTAGCCTGGCAAGGTAAGCGGTATAAAACGCCAGCTTACAAAGATTACGAGAAGGCAATGCTTTTGCGTATGCCAGCGTCTAAGATTGACCCAGCGCAAATGTTAAGGGTTGAGTTTTTCTTTGGATTTAGCAACAAAGCTTCTGACCTAGACAATCCAGTAAAGTTGCTTTTGGATTTGGCTCAGAAAAAATACGGATTTAATGACAAAATGATTTTCGAGTTAAACGTCCGCAAATGCTTGGTTAAAAAGGGCGAAGAGTTTATACAGATGGGTATTTATAATTTATTGCCGTTTTAAACAAAAATCTAGTTTTTAACTTGTATTATAATCCTAATCTTATATTTGCCTAAAGATTAAACAAATGAGCATTTACGAAGGGTTACTCATAAGAAAGGCACGCAAAGCCGCTGGCTACACCCAGGAGCAATTGGCCGACAAAATAGGACTGTCTTTGGCACCAATTAACCAGGTTGAAAATGGTTGGGAAAGCATAAGCCTAAACAGACTTAGACAAATTTGCGATGAGATTGGTTTGGAGGTAGTAATTAAAAGAAAAGATGCCGAGAATTCAGCCAACTAAAACCGATTATTCGTTGGAGATTCGTTACCGACTACGAGACGGAAATTGGTCGCCTTGGTCGAATAAAGGCAAGGGTAAATTTGAATGCATCGAGCTTGTACAAAGGCAAATTAGAACGCTGGCGGCCGCTTATCAACTTAGAGAGAAAGAGGTGCGCTTTGAATGGAATGGAGTACTTTGCGACTTTGCTGGCAATAAGACTGGCGAGGTCATTACACTTAAATAAATAGTTTTGGGTTAGTGTTAACTGGAAAGCCTTGCTCAATCGGGCAAGGTTTTTTTACTTAAATTTGTGATTATGAAACCGAGCTTACATTGGAAACACGAAGACAAGAAAAAAGCTTTTGAGCATATCATTAGCGAAATATGCCTTGGAAAAAGTTTGCGTTCAACAATTGAGGCAGATTCTAAAAACTTACCAGCGGTTAAAACTTTTTTAGATTGGATATCTGAAAACGAGGAAATGCGTAACCAATACGCGAACGCAATGAATGTTCGTGCAGAATTAAAGTTTGAAAGTATCGAGCAAGATTATTCCGAGGAGCCACAAAGAGACGCGGAAACTGGAAAGATAGACCCAGGATGGGTTAGCTTGCAAAGATTAAAAATAGACGCAAAGAAATGGGAGTTGTCTAAGCTAATGCCTAAGAAGTATGGCGACAAGCAAGAAACAACCCATATTTTGGAAACGCCAATATTTACAGGAATCGACCTAAATGTTCCAAAAGACAACGGCGCAAGCTAAAATCTCAAAGCTGAGAAAAAGAGTAAGGATTGTACAAGGTGGCACATCATCGTCCAAAACCTTTTCGATTTTGCCTTTGCTTATTACTCATGCAATGCAGACTCCCTATACCGAAATTTCGGTTGTGGCTGAATCAATCCCACACTTAAAGCGTGGAGCGGTCAAAGACTTTTTAAACATTATGGTCATGACTAACAATTATCGAGACGCTCAATTCAATAAGTCCGACCTAAAATACAAGTTTTTAAACGGCTCGTTTATTGAGTTTTTCTCGGCAGACCAACCCGACAAACTTAGAGGAGCAAGAAGGCACGTTTTATTCGTAAATGAGTGCAACAATATCGACTTTGAGTCCTACAATCAATTATCAATCCGTACAAGGGATTTTATTTATTTAGATTATAATCCAACCCAAGAATTTTGGGTGCATACGGAGCTTATAAAAGACGAAGACTCTGACTTTGTGATATTGACCTACAAAGACAACGAAGCCTTAGACGCTGCAATTGTAAAGGAAATAGAGAAGGCAAAAGAAAAGGCTAAGACATCTAAGTACTGGGAGAACTGGTGGAGGGTTTACGGCCTTGGTCAGGTTGGAAGTTTAGACGGTGTTATTTTCTCTAATTGGTCATCAATCGACCAAGTGCCAGCAAATGCCAAGCTGATTGGTTACGGCATGGACTTTGGATTTACTAACGACCCAACGACATTGGTTGGAGTTTATCAATACGACGATTCTTTAATTGTTGATGAGAAAATTTACCGCCAAGGGATGCTAAACTCGGATATCATTGGAGAAATGAGCCGATTAGGAATAAATAAAACCGACAAAATCTATGCAGACTCGGCCGAACCGAAAAGTATTGAGGAAATTTACCGCTCAGGATTTAACATTAAACCAGTACTAAAGGGAGCCGACTCGATTAAGTTTGGCATACAGATTTTGCAAGAGTATAAGCTATTAGTTACCAAAGAAAGCACAAACCTAATAAAGGAATTGCGCTCTTATACCTGGGATAAAGACAAGACTGGTAAAAGCCTAAATAGTCCTATTGACGATTATAACCACGCTATTGACGCGTTGAGATATTTGGCAATGATGGAATTAAAAAAGAAACAAGAATTTAAATTCTCAATATGACAAAAGAAACAATTGCCTCGCTTATTTTAATGTTTATTACTTACCTATTAATCGTGTTTGTAACGCTAGATTTTAATCCACTTACCTGGCATTGGTTGGCTCGAGTGGTTATGGTTGTAATTTGGTTTTATGGACTTGCATTTTTAGAAAAAAATAAATAGGTATATTTGTTAAAACGAATATGCTATGCTATTAAAGGCTCTTCAGAATTACATCACGCCACAAGTAACGCCGACAAAGACTTACCCCGATGTAAACCTACTCAATCAGATACTTTACGGCCAGTTTACGGCCTCCACGCTTGTTGTTTGGTACGACTCAAACCAACAAACTTTTATCGACAAGGGATACAAAGGAAACGCCCTGGTTTACTCAATCATTCGAAAGATAGCAGAGAAAGGCAAGCAATGCCCGACCTACGTTTACAAAGAGAGCGAAGCATCCAAGAAATACAGAGGCGGAAAGTACAACTCCAAAGAGCTTAACAGATTGCAAAGCATAGCATTTCGTAAAAAGGAGCTTGAGGATGTAAGTTATACCGACCCAGTAAGCCAGCTAATCAAAAACCCTAATCCAATGCAAACTTGGAGCGAGTTTTTAGATTCTATGCTAACCTGGTACAATACTAGCGGCGAGATATTTGTTTACGGCTTTGCCCCTCAAGACGGCCTTAATAAGGGCAAAATAAAAGAGATGTACGTTTTGCCGTCTAACTATGTCGAGATTGTCGCTGGTAGTTTATTCGAGCCAGTACGAGGCTATAAATTGATAATTGGAGACCAAAATATTGAGATACCAGCTGACCAGGTATTACACATTAAAACCACGAATCTAACTTGGGATTTGAACGGTGCGCAATTGCGTGGAATGCCACCTCTCTTGGCTGGTTTAACAACATTGCAAGCCAACAACGAGGCGACCTATGCAAAGCAAAAGACTTTCCAAAACGGAGGAGCCAAAGGCATTATTTCACCTAATATAACAAACCCTGAGTTTTGGCCGTCCCCTGACCAACGTGCCAAGATGGACGAGCGGATAGATGAGAGGATAAACGGCAATAAAAACATCAATAAAATCGTTGCGTCTTCTATTCCTTTGCGTTACGATGCAATCGGATTGTCTCCAGTTGCGATGGACATTATCAACTCTCAAAACATGGACTTGCAAACGCTTTGCGGTCTTTGGGGAGTAAACCCTGTTTTGTTTACATCTAACGCAACCTATGCCAATTTGGAAGGAGCGCAAAAGGCTTTAGTTACCGATGTAATTATGCCTCAACTCCAAATGATTGAGGAGAAGTTTACGCAATGGCTTGGCAAGTCTTACGGCATGGATTACGTTATTGATTTCGATATTTCCAGCTTTAGTGAGTTACAACCTGACGTAAAAGTTATCCTAGAAACATACGGCAAATCTCCATACTTTACAGGCAATGAAGTTAGAAGCTTGTTGAACTGGCACGCAAGCGAAGACCCAGCAATGGACGTGCATTGGATACCTAGCAACGTAATTCCTAGCGAGGAGGCCTTAGGTAATGCATCGACAGACTTTGTAGATTTCCAAGCCTAAGCAATGAAAAAAATAAATTATTCTAAGGTTAGAAGGTCAGCACAAGCAGACCTAAAGAAATACGAACGCCTTGGAGTAAAAATATTTACCGAGGCATTAAAGGAACAAGCTAAACCAATTGTGCCTTTGTTGCCTATGCAGAACGCTTACGTTCAATTTTACCAAACCGTCTTTATTGACTCAGCACGAAAAGAGTTTAATCGAATAAGACAAGACAATAAAGAAAAGGCATTTATTCCCGATGATTTCTTTTTGAATACTTGGAAAGAATGGATTAAGGATTGGGTTTTACAAAACCTTGGTCAGCTTATTTTGGATGTTACCGAAACAACGCAAAAGAAAGTAAACGAGATAATCGCTCAAGGCATATCAGACGGATTAAATCCGTTTCAGATTGAAAGGCTTTTACTTGAGTTTATACCTGACGTAAAACGAGCGCGTGCTATTGCTAGGACTGAATCAACAAGAGCCTACAATGAAGGCAAAAAGAAATCGGCAGAGGATTGGGCAAATCAAACAGGGACACAACTTTGGAAAATATGGATTCATGGCGGAGCAAAAGAGCCAAGAATTGAACACATACAAGCACAAGACAAACCAATAAGAGCAGACCAATTTTTTCCTTTTACAACGAAAGGAGTCCAAGTTTTAATGGATAAGCCTGGCGACATCAACGGCGGAGCTGCTCAGACTGTTAATTGCAGTTGTGTTGTCGTTTATATTTCCGAGTCTTATGCTCGACGAAACTTTCCTAATGCGTTTGTGATTTAATCGCCTTTTGTTTCCTAATTTTTTTTCTTTGTATATTTGTCTAAACGAATAAGCAATGCTAGATAAAGCCGAGCAAACGTATTCCGATTACCCCGAGGCGGTCAAAAACAACGCTAGAAGGGTTTTAAAATATGTTGATGAGTTCGGTTGGGGGCCTTGCGGAACGCCAGTAGG